GAGTTCCACGCCGATGACTTGGCCGACCAGATCGGGGGTGAGGCATGAGCAAGCACACCTTTACTCCGGGGCCTTGGACTTACAGCCGCTGGGACCAGTTTGGTGATGTGCGCTTTTATGTCGCCCAAGCGGACGGGGCTCAATACACACCGAATTACTCGGATGTGGCGTCCCTAATTGCGGAATCGGTCGCCTCTGAGCGCGTCGCTATCCAAGAAGCCAATGCCCGCCTCATCGCATCGGCGCCTGAGCTTTTGGCGGCGCTTGAACAGATCTCCCGCATGGACTACGGCAACCCCTACGCGTCACGTTGCGCAGATGTGGCCCGCGCCGCCATTGCCCGCGCTACTGGGGGTGAGGAATGAGCGACATGCTGATTCAGATGGACGCTGAAAAGCGCCGTGAAGTCGGCTTTGAGGCGATGGATAGCCAGATCGACTATCCCCGCACATGCTGCGCCACGATGGGCTGCATGGGTGACTGCCACCAGGGCCGCAAGGAGTGCAGCCACATGCCAATCAAAGAGGCGGCCAGCAGTTGCACCGAGCTTGGCGCAGACGATTACAGCGAGGCCGACGAGAAGCAATCCCGCCTTGTCACTGTGGTGCTTGTGGTCGCTATTTGGGTGCTCGCTCTGCCTGCCGCATGGTTTGGCGTTGCGCACCTGTTTAAGACGATGGTGGAGGCGGCGCCATGAGCCACGACCGCGACCCGCTATGGGATGCGCTCAAGTCGCACTCAAAAGAAAAGTTTGCTGCTGACCGCGCCCGCTTCATGGAGCAGGCAAAGGCTGAGGATGACGGCGGATGGGTGAAACATACCGAGTTTCATTGGTCGCGCCAGTTGGCAGGCAAGCGTCTGGATTATTGGCCGAGCCGCAAGAAGTGGCAGCACGAGGGCCGGGTCCAGCGCGGCGACGTTCAGCGCTTTATTTGCAGCCGCAACAAAGCAAGCGCGTCGGGCTCATCAGGAGACAGCAATGCGTGACGTAGACCTGTCCCACATCTTCCCGCTTGAGCCGCTGTGGCGAGCACTTCCGCCGAAGTTTCGCACTGCCGCGCTCGTTTGCTTCGTGCTTGGCGCATGGGCGCTGGGTGCATTCATTGATGGAGTGACGCTATGACTGAGAAGACCCACTACAGGAAGGCTTTTGATAGCCCGTACATGTCGAGCGCTGACATTGTTGAGCCTACCGTCTTGACGATTAAGCGCGTGACCCTTGAAGGCGATAAGACGAAGAAGACCAAAGACCTTTTCAATACGGCTCACTTTGTGGAACGCGAGATTCGGCCAGGCGAGAAGCTGAAGCCGATGATCCTCAATGCCACGAACAGCAAGACGATGAAGGGCCTGACTGGATCGGCATTCATTGACGACTGGCAGAACGTGCGCGTTACGGTCTACGTCGATCCCGGCATCAAGTTCGGCAAGGACACCGTTGAGGGTCTGCGTATTAGCCCCTACGCACCCGAAGAAAAAAAGCAGATCACGCCGGAAGTGGCGAACCTGTGGAAGCGGGCCAAGGCGGCTTTCATGCGCGACGGGAACCTTGACGCCGTGCTGAGCTATGCCGACATGAGCCAAGAGCACCAGGAACAACTCATTGCCGAGTGCAAGGAGGGCGGCAATGTTTGAGTTTCACGATGTTCAGCAGAACACCGACGCATGGGAGGCCCTGCGCATTGGCAAGGTGACCAACTCCAACGCTGGATTGTTCATGGCGAACCTCGGCAAAGCGTTCGGCGAGCCTGCCCAGCGTTATGCGCTGAAGGTGGCGCTTGAGCAGATCAACGGCGCGAAGTCATCGAACGGCTACAGCAACGAGCACATGGAGCGCGGGCACGAGCAAGAGCCAGTCGCCCGGATGCTCTATCAAGAAGAGACGTTCAGTGTCGTGACGAACGGCGGCTTCTTCTGCTGGGGCAATCATGGTGACTCGCCTGATGGGCTGGTCGGTGCGCGTGGAGTCATCGAAATCAAGTCAGTTATTGACACCACGCATTACGCCACCGTCAAGCGCGGGAAGTTTGACCCGGCCTACAAGTGGCAGCTCATCGGTCACCTTGACTGCACGGGCCGCGACTGGGTGGACTTCGTCAGCTACTGCGCGGACTTCCCTGTTGGCTCGCAGCTATTCATCGACCGGCTGACGCGAGAAGAGTACGCAGAGGAAATCAGCGCCATTCGCGCCCGTCGCGCCGAGTTCTTGGAGCTTGTCGCCAGCGTCAAGCGCGAGATTGAGAACTATCGGGCTGCGGCATGAAGCTATCCGCCACCCTCCGAGACGCTCAGACCGGGCATTCAGCCTGGGTGGCTCTGTGGACGCAGATCAAGCCGCATCTGTTCACTGGGCGGCGCTATGTCGTCGAGGTGCGGCCAGAGAAGCGCAGCGACGAGCAAAACCGCCGCATGTGGGCTCTGTTGTCTGACCTGTCAAAGCAAGTGGACTGGCACGGCTGCAAGCTCACTGCGGAAGAGTGGAAAGACGTGATGAGCGCAGCGCTCAAGCGGCAGAAGGTAGTGCCGGGTATCGACGGAGGTTTCGTCGTGCTGGGCCTGCGCACAAGCCAGATGAGCGTGGCCGAAATGGCAGAACTGCAAACACTTATCGAAGCGTTTGGCGCACAGCAAGGCGTGCGGTTCAGCGCGCCGGAATACATGGCTTCAGCCTAAACGATCAACGGGGGCACCAGAGCGATTAGCGGCCTGGTTCAGCAATAGACCAAATTTCCACGCGGTCAATTCTGAGGGCGAAAAAAGCGGCTTAAACGCGGCCCCCACCAAACAGAAGAGAACTATGGACTATCAAGAGTTTGTCAGCCACAAGCTAGCACTTGTGCAGCCGTCAGGGATCACCAGCGGCTTCTCGATCCCGGAATCGCTGTTTCCGCATCAGTCAGCCCTGGTGGCTTGGGCGCTGCGCCGTGGCCGCGCTGCGATCTTTGCTGACACCGGGCTGGGCAAGAGCCGTATGCAAGTGGCATGGGCCGATGCTGTCCAGCGTCATGCCGGTGGCCGCGTGCTGATCCTCGCGCCGCTGGCTGTGGCACCCCAGACAGTCGGAGAAGGCGAGGAACTTGGCATCAAGGTGCGCCATGTCCGCGACCAGTCGGAGATTGGCGAAGAGGATGGCATCTTCATCACCAACTATGACCGGCTACATCGCTTCGATTGCTCGCAGTTTGTCGGAGTGGTGTTGGATGAGTCGAGCTGCATCAAGCACCACGACACCAAGACACTCAAGACGCTGCTGGCTGCATTCAAGCTGACACCTTTCAAGCTGTGCGCCACCGCGACCCCTGCCCCGAATGACTGGACTGAGTTGGGCACGCACGCCGAGTTTCTGGGCGTTTGCTCACAGCAGGAAATGCTGGCCGAGTTCTTCTGCCATGACGGCGGTGATACGTCAGTCTGGCGGCTGAAAGGCCACGCCAGGCACATCTTCTGGAAGTGGGTCTGCCAGTGGGGTGCATTGGTCCGCAAGCCTTCGGATCTCGGCTTTGATGACACTGCATACAACCTGCCGCCGCTGCATCTGCACGAGCACACAGTCGAGACGGAAATGCCGACGAACGGGATGCTGTTCGCCAGCGAGGCGCAGAGCCTGAGTGAGCGCCGGGAAGCCCGCAAGATGAGCATGGCCGACCGCGTGGCCGACTGCGCCGCCATCGTCAACGCCAGTTCTGATCCTTGGGTTGTCTGGTGCGACCTGAATGCGGAAGGTGACGCACTGGAGAAGGCCATCAATGGCGCTGTCCAGATCGCTGGATCTGACCCTACAGAAGTCAAAGAGAAGCGCCTGGCCGACTTCGCCGCAGGCCGCATCCGTGTGCTGGTTAGTAAGCCATCCATATGCGGCTTCGGGCTGAACTGGCAACACGCCTGCCACATGGCATTCGTCGGCGTCACGGACTCATTCGAGGCGTATTACCAAGCCGTGCGCCGCTGCTGGCGCTTCGGCCAAAAGCGCGATGTGCATGTGCATGTCTTCGCGTCTGAAGCTGAAGGCGCTGTGGTGGCAAACCTTCGCCGCAAAGAGCGAGACGCGCAAGCGATGGCCGAGAGCTTGAGCGCAGAAACACACGATGCCGTCATGCAGGCAGTGACCGGCACCGTTCGACAAACCAATGCCTACAACGCAGCCAACACCGTAACTATCCCCGACTGGATGAGGACCGCAGCATGAGCATCATTGACCAAATCGTGACCGACCGATACACCCTGGCGCATGGCGATTGCGTCGAGTTCTTGCGTGGTCTCCCCGACGCATCTATCGGCTACTCGATCTTCAGCCCGCCTTTTGCCAGCCTCTACACCTACAGCAACAGCCCGCGAGACATGGGCAATGTGCGCAACGATGAAGAGTTCTTCGCGCACTTTGAGTTCCTGATCGCTGAGTTGCGGCGAGTCATGAAGCCTGGCCGCAATGTCTCCTTTCACTGCATGGATATGCCAGCCAGCAAGGAGCGCGACGGGCATATCGGGCTGAAGGACTTTCCCGGCGACTTGATCCGCGCATTCCAAAAGCACGGGTTCATTTTTGCGAGCAAGGCGACGATCTGGAAAGACCCGGTTACAGCGATGACCCGCACCAAGGCACTCGGCCTGCTGCACAAGAGCATTCGTGAGCGTTCGGAAATGTGCCGCATGGGCATCCCCGACTACCTCATCACGATGAGGACTCCCGGCGAGTCTGAGCATGTCACGCACAGCATTGATGAGTTTCCCGTAGACCTGTGGCAGAAGATCGCCAGCCCAGTCTGGATGGATATCAACCCGTCGAAAACGCTGCAATACATGAGCGCCCGCGAGCACGACGACGAGCGCCACATTTGCCCTCTCCAGTTGGAAGTTATCGAGCGCGGCATCCTGCTGTGGTCGAACAAGGACGACATTGTTTTGTCTCCGTTCACCGGCATTGGCTCTGAGGGTTATGTCGCCTTGAGCATGGGCAGGCGCTTCGTCGGGGCTGAGTTGAAGAAGAGCTACTTTGACCAGGCCGCGAAGAATCTAGCCGGAGTGATGAGCAACCAGGCGCAGGACTTGTTTGCGGGGATGGACGCATGAAAACAAAGGAACGAATCGCCGCCCGCCAGAAGCGAGACGAGCGGTGGCGCACGCGAGAGGACCGGCCTATCGACTGGGCGGCACTGGAGCAAGAACGCAAGCAGCGAGAGCAGCAGCAAGGAGCGAAGCAATGAGCACGATAAACGATGGTGGACCGGCGTTTCCTCATTCGATTGAGGACACCTACGAGCCGTCCACAACAGGCCTGAGCATCCGCGATTACATGGCCGCGAAGGCAATGCAAGGGATGCTTGCCGCCGCTGAAAACTACCAGACGACAGAACTGGCTGAACACGCCTACCAAGTGGCCGACGCCATGCTGAAAGAAAGGTGGCA